GGTCACGTAGCGGCGCGAAGTTTTTGCAGGGATAGAATTAGGCAAACCCAATTAAAGAATTCGAATTGATAGGCAAAACCTATGGCAAGCACAGGCGGAGTCAAACTCGGAAGCACCTACGACGAAGCCCGCACCCGCAAGGTCAACGCCGAGGCGGAGATCGCGGAGCTGGAGCTCGCGAAGGTGCGGGGCGAGCTGGTGGTGGTCGATGATGTGATCAAGGCGTGGGAGACCGTGCTCATGGCCGTGAAGGCAAAAATGATGAGCGTGCCCACGAAGGCGGCCCCGGTGGTCGCCAGCGAAGGTGAGGCGGGGAAGTGCCAGGCCGTGATCGAGGATCTGGTGCGGGAAGCACTCGAGGAGCTTGAAAACTATGACCCAAAGAGCAGCCCAGCGGACGCGAATGTGGACGGCAGCCAAGACAGCGCTGAAGGTGATGAAGCCGCCGCCCCGGCTAAGCGTCAGCGAGTGGGCAGACCGAGAAAGACGGCTAGACTCGCAAAGCAGTAGCGAACCCGGGCGCTGGCATACGTCAAGGGCCGAGTACCAACGCGGCATCATGGACGCCTGCTCGGATCCGGCAACCCCCGAGGTGGTGGTCATGGCCGGAGCTCAGCTGGGCAAAACCGAGGCGATCCTCAACATTCTCGGCTTCCACATTGCCCACGATCCCTGCCCGATCCTCGTGCTCCAGCCGACCCTTGAGATGGCGCAGGCGTTTTCAAAGGACCGGGTGGCCGCCGGCCTCGTGCGCTCGACCCCGGCCCTGCGCGGGAAGATCAAAGACCCGAGGGCTCGGGATTCTGGCAACACCACGCTGCACAAGGTCTTCCCCGGTGGTGCGCTGACGATGGTGGGGGCGAACAGTGCGGCGGGGCTGGCAAGCCGTCCCATTCGGCTCGTGCTCTGCGATGAGGTGGACCGCTACCCATCGAGCGCCGGGACCGAGGGCGACCCCATCCAGCTGGCGCGGAAACGGGCGGCCACCTTCTGGAATCGCAAGGTAATCATGGTGAGCACGCCTACCAACAAGGGCGCAAGCCGCATAGAGCAGGCCTTCGAGGCGTCGGATCAGCGCCGCTATCATGTGCCTTGCCGCCACTGCGAGCAGTTTCAGGTGCTGAAGTGGAGCAACGTGCAATGGATCGACAAAGACCCCGAAACAGCGCGCTACGCCTGCGAAGGATGTGGCGCATTGTGGACCGACGCTGACCGCATCTGGGCGATCAGAAATGGCGAGTGGAGGGCCTCGAAACCCTTCACTGGGGTGGCTGGTTTTGCGATAAACGGAATGTATTCACCCTGGACGCCCCTCAGCGACGGGGTGAGAGACTTCCTGAGCGTGAAAAAGAACCCGGAAATGCTCCGGGTGTGGACCAACACCTACCTCGGCGAGACGTGGGAGGACCAAGGGGAGACGGTTGACGATTGGGCGCTGGCGGAAAGGCGCGAGCCGCTGCCGGCGATCCCCGACGAGGTGATCGTGCTGACGGCGGGCGTCGACGTGCAGGACAACCGCCTCGAGGTGACGGTGCTGGGCCATGGCCGAGATGACGAGACGTGGGTGCTGAGCCACGAAACGCTCTATGGCGACCCGAGCACGCCCCAGCTTTGGACGGCGCTGGACTCGAAGCTGTTCGCGCAGCATGAGACGGAGAGTGGGCGGCAGCTGATGGTGAGGGCATCTTGCATCGACTCGGGCGGCCACTACACCAACGCGGTTTACGCCTACGCCAAGCGCAACGCCGGGCGGCGGGTGTTCGCCATCAAGGGGGTGGGCGGCGAAGGCAAGGCCATGGTGGGGCGGCCGAGCAAGAACAACGTCGGCAAGTGCCCGCTGTTCCCGGTTGGCGTGCACACGGTGAAGGATGTGGTGTTCGGACGGCTCAAGGTGACGGAACCGGGCCCGTCCTATGTCCATTTTTCTGACATCCTGACCGATGAATACTTCAAGCAGCTCACCGCCGAGAAGATCGTGACGCGGTATCACAAGGGATTCCAGCGGCGCGAGTTTGTCAAAACCCGGCCCCGGAATGAGGCCCTCGACTGCTTTGTGTACGCATTGGCCGCTCATGCTATCATTGGCGTGAACGTTAACGCCTTGGCGGCCCGATTGGACGCCGCCCCGGTGGAGACAAAGCAAGAGGCGGCGCCCGAGCCCAGGCGCCAAGCCTTTGTGCCACGGCCGGCCCGGGCGGGCGGCTTCGTTAACAGCTGGCGGTGACAATGGCCAATCTTTTCGACGCAGCGAACGCCCCCGAAGGTGAGCCCACCGAAGTCGTGGTCGGCGACTTCATCCAATGGAAGCGCTCCGACATCGCGGACGACTATCCCACGAGCGAGGGCTTCACGGCCGAATATGTCGCCCGCATCACGGGCGGGGGCAGCACCGAGATCAAGCTGCCCCAGGCGGCGGGCTCGACGGATGACTATTACCTCTTCACCGTAGACAGCGACACCAGCGCGGGATTTCTGCCCGGCCTTTATCACTGGCAGCTTGAGATCACGCAGACGAGCTCCGGCAACCGGCTCGTGGTCGACATTGGGGACTTTGAAGCCATCCCCGACATGGACTCCAACCAGGCCGACCCGCGCATCCATGCCGAGATCATGGTGGACAAGATCGAGAGCCTGTTGGCGGGCAAGGCCGATAGCGACGTGGCCTCCTACTCCATCGCCGGCCGGAGCCTGACCAAGCTGAGCTTTCAGGAGCTCCTCGACGCCCGGGACCACTACCGCCGCGAGGTGGTCCAGCACAATAACAAAGAGCTCGTGAAGCGCGGGAAAAAGAACGGCTCCACGATTCAAGTGAGGTTCTAAGCATGGGGATCGCTGACTGGTTCAAGAAGAAGCCGGAGCCCGAGCCCGTCAAGGGGCGGCGTTTCAAGCGATCCTACGCGGCCGCCAGCACTGGTCGGCTTTTTGCTGACTTCCCCGGCAGCGAGCGCAGTGCAGATTCGGAGCTGTACCCCGTAATTTCAAGGATGCGGGCGCGGACCCGGGACCTGGCGCGAAACAATGAGTACGCGAAGCGCTATTTGGAATTGCTGAAAACCAACGTCATCGGGGACCGTGGCTTCACCCTTCAGGTGAAGGCGGTCGACACCGTTGGCCGGCTGGATCAGGGCGGAAACAACGCCGTGGAGGCCGCCTTCCGGCGCTGGGGCCGGATCGGCAACTGCACCGTCGACGGCAAAATGAGCTGGAATGACGTGCAGAAGATGGTGATGGAGGGCCTCGCAAGGGACGGCGAGGTGTTCATCATCAAGCACCGGGGCGCCTCTTTCCACGATTCCTTCGCCCTTGAGTTCATCGAGCCGGACCAGATCGACGAGGAGAAGTCGGAGCGCCTGCCCAATGGCAATGAGATTCGCATGGGCGTGGAGCTCGACCGCTTCCGCCGGCCGGTGGCCTATCACGTCTTGACCGGCCATCCCGGCGACTATGACTTCACCACGCAAACGCGCAGCCCGAAGCACAAGCGCATCCCGGCTGACCGCGTGATTCACATTTTCCGCCAGCTGCGCGCCGGGCAGACTCGCGGCGAGCCTTGGATGGCGGCAGCACTGGCTTCCATGAAGCAGCTGGGCGCGCTGCGCGAGGCGGCGATCATCAACGCCCGAGTCGGCGCGTCGAAAATGGGCTTTTTCACGTCCCCGAGCGGCGATGGCTTCGTGGCTGATGATATGGATGGCAATGTGCCGATCATGGATGCGCAGCCCGGAACCTTTCACCAGCTGCCGCAGGGCGTCGACTTCAAGAGCTTCGACCCCGACTATCCCTCCTCCGAGTTCGATGCCTTCCACACCAGCGTGCTCAAAGGCATCGCCTCGGGCCTGGGGGTGTCCTACACGTCCCTCTCCAATGACCTTGAGGCCACGAGCTACAGCAGCATCAGGCAGGGTGCCCTTGAGGAGCGCGACTACTACCGCACGCTCCAGCAATTCATGCTCGACCACTTTGTGCGGCCAGCCTTCGACGCATGGCTTGAGGCGGCCATGGAGGTGGACAGCTTCGGCATCCCCGTCCGGCAGTTTGAGCGCTTCTCCGATGCGGCAGAGTTCCGGGGCCGGGCGTGGAATTGGGTGGACCCCCAGAAGGAAATGACGGCGGCGATCACCGGAATGAAGGCGGGCATTCTCTCCCTTCAGGACGTGGCCTCAAACTATGGCCGAGACGTTGAGGAGCTCCTCTCGCAGATTGCGAAAGACCGCGAGCTCATGGCGCAGTTCGGCGTGAAGTACGCGCTGGAGCCCTACGCGGCGCAGCAGATGCCGGTGGTGCCGATGATTGATGAGGAGACAGGCCAAGCGATCCCGATGCCTCAAGATGCTCAGCCTATGCAGCAAGCGCCAGCTGATGCTCCGTCTCCTGCCGCTGAAGATCAAGGCATCCAATCGCCTGACAAGCTGATGAACGGAGCGCAGGTGGCGTCGATCATCGAGGTGGTGACGGCTTATGGTTCCGGCGTGATCAGCCAAGAATCCGCCATTGAAATCTTAATCGTTGGTTTCGGCGTTGCTGAAGATAAGGCGAAGAAGATTGTGGGCGGAGCGGGAGCCTCCAATGCCGACCTATAAAGGCGTGGAAATCAGCACCACCCCCACCGAAGGCATGGTCGAGGAGGCCGAGCGCGGCCTCGCATGGCGCGAGGAGTACGGACGCGGCGGCACCGAGGTCGGCGTGGCCCGAGCTCGTGACATCAGCAACCGGCGCGAGCTCAGCTTCGACACGGTGAAGCGCATGGTGTCCTATTTCGCCCGCCATGAAGTGGACAAGCAGGGGCAGGGTTGGAGCCCCGGCGAGGAGGGCTACCCCTCGGCTGGGCGCATAGCGTGGGCTTTGTGGGGCGGCGATCCGGGCCGGACTTGGGCCAATAACATCTCCGACCGCATGGATGACGCTGATGATGCGGAAAGGGGCTATAATGACGGGGAGAGTCGCCAAGAGGAGCGTGGCATGACTGACCAAGAAGAAATCAAGGCGGAAGAGCTGCCGGCCGACGAGGCCGACGAGGCCGAGCCTGCCGCGCCTGAAGCAGACGACGCTGAAGCAGACGACGCCGAGCGCAAAGCCGCTCCCGAGGTGGTGCATCGGGCCATGGAGCTCGATCCGCAGGCCGTCAACGCTGACGAGCGCCGGGTGCGCATGGCCCTCTCCTCTGAGGAGCCCGTGGCCCGCAGCTTCGGCATGGAGGTGCTTGAGCACTCCTCCGACGCGATTGACCTGGCTTTCTTGAATAGCGGCCGCGCCCCGCTTCTGCTCGACCACGATCCCGAGCAGCAAATTGGCGTCATTGAATCAGTGGAGCTCGATGGCTCGGCACGGCGACTCCGTGCGACGGTGCGTTTTGGAAAAGGCGCACTGGCCAGCGAGGTCTTTTCTGATGTTGTGGACGGAATCCGTGGAAATGTCTCCATCGGCTACGCGATCAACAAGCTGGAGCGCAAGGAAAAGGACACTTATGTGGCCCGATCCTGGCGCCCCGTTGAGGCAAGCATCGTCTCGATCCCCGCTGACGTGACAGTCGGCGTTGGTCGAAGCGGGCACGTCCCTCAAATCACCGTCGAGTCCAACAATCCCCAGGAGGGTCAAAAAATGACCGATCAAGTGGACATCGCGGCAGTCGAGGCGGAAGCCCGCAAAGCCGCACAGCGCAGTGCTGCGCAAATCGTCGAGCTCGGTTCTCGGCACAATCAAGGCGAGATGGCCCGCAAGGCAATCGCCGATGGCAAGAGCATCGAAGAGTTCCGTGGCGAGCTCCTCGAAGTGATCGGCTCCGAGCGTGCGCTCGAGGCTCAAGACGTGGGCATGACGAAGCAAGAAGTGAAGCGCTTCAGCATCATCCGCGCCATCCACGCTCTGGCCAACCCCACCGACCGCCGCGCTCAAGAGGCCGCTGCATTTGAGTTTGAGTGCTCCCGCGCTGCGTCCGACCAGTACGGTCGCGCTGCTCAGGGCATCCTGCTCCCGGCTGAAGTGCTCCGCAACTGGAAGCGCGACCTGAACAGCGCCGACGAGGCTGCTCTGTTCACCGACGACTTCCGTGGTGGCGACTTCATCGACGTGCTGCGCAATGCCAGCTCCGTCATGCAAGCCGGCGCTCGGATGCTCAATGGCCTTTCCGGCGACGTGAAGATCCCCAAGAAAACCGCAGCAGCAGCCGCAGGCTGGATCGCTACGGAAGGCGGGGCCTCCTCTGAGTCGGAAATGACCGTGGGCTCCGTGTCCATGGTGCCGCGCACGCTCGGTGCTCACACGGATGTGACGCGTCAGCTGCTCATCCAGTCGAGCCTCGACGTGGAAGCCCTCATCCGCGACGACCTCGCCTCTGCAATCGCTCTCGCGATTGACCTCGGCGCGCTCTCCGGCTCTGGCTCCTCGGGTCAGCCCACCGGGATCAAGAACACCTCCGGCATCAACACCGTTGATTTCGGAACCGCTCCTGATCTCGTTCCCACCTTCGCCCAAGTGGTGGAGATGGAGACCAAGGTGGCCGAGGACAACGCTCTCATGGGCAACCTCGCGTACATCATGGGCGCGGCCATGTATGGCGCACTCAAGACGACCACCGTGGACAGCGGATCAGGTCGGTTCGTCGTAGAACCCGGCGGCACCATCAACGGCTATCGGGGCATTGTCTCCAACCAGGTGGCTGCTGGGGACGCCTACTTCGGCAACTTCAGCGATCTACTGGTCGGTATGTTCGGCGGCCTCGACATCGTGGTCGATCCCTACACCGCCAGCACCAGCGGCACGGTGCGCGTGGTGGCTCTTCAGAGCTGCGACGTGGCAGTGCGTCACGCGGTCAGCTTCTGCCTCGGTAACGACGGCGGCAGCTAAGCCTAAGCACTAAGGTGACGGCCCCCTTCGGGGGGCCTGATCCCTAGGAGGCGAGATGAAATACAAGGTTTTGCGCAACACCGTAGCAGCTGGCCGAGTGCGTCGCCTGGGAGCCGTGATTGAGCTCGACGATGCCGAGGCTAACGAATTGATGGCCATGGGGCGCGTGGCGCCGCATGACGAGCCGGAGCCGCTCGCTGACCGAGCGCTTGGCCTGGCGGAAGATACCAAGCCGCGCCGCCGCACGCGGGCGCGCAAGGCCCAGGACTAAACCATGGCCGTGGAAACCGCTGATGATCGCCTCATCATGCTCGCTGACTTCGGCGTGGCGGCGACCTATACGCCCTCCGGCGGGTCCGCCAGCAGCATCACGGTCATCTTCGACAATGCCTATGAGGCCGTGGACACCGGGGGCGGCGTTTCCTTCGCCGTCCGCCAGCCCCGAGTGACTGCTCGCACGGCTGACGTGCCGAACGCCTCGGAAGGCGACACCCTCGCAGTCGAGGGCGTGACCTACGTCATTCGCATCGTGATGCCCGACGGCACGGGAATCACCGAGCTCATGCTTGAGGCGCCCTGATGGCTCACGTTCGCAAGCTGATCCGCGACAACATCGAGACCACGCTGACGGGGCTTGCGACCACGGGCGCTAACGTCTACCAGACCCGGGTCTATCCCATCGCCGAGGATCGCTTGCCTGGCCTGGCCATTTACACGAGCTCCGAGGCCACCGAATATGCCACAATCAACCCACCGCGCACGCAGCTGCGCACGCTCAGCGTGAGCGTTGACGTGTACGCCAAGGCGGTGACGGCCTATGATGACCTGCTCGACGCCGCGTGCGTGGAGATCGAGGAGGCGCTTTACACCGACCGCACCCGGGGCGGCAACGCCAAGGACACGCGGATCATCGCCTTCGAGAGCGATTTCTCCGGCGACGGCGATCAGCCGGTGGCGCGGGCCACTCTGACCGTCGAAGTGGACTATGTGACCATCGAGAACGACGTGGAGGCGGGCGCATGACCCTGGTGGAAATGAGCGACGGGCGCGAGACGGTTATCCGCGTGCGCCCAGATAAGGTAGAATTGATGCAGTCAAAGGGCTGGACCGTGGTGGTGCAGCCCATTGAAACGCCGGAGCCCCCGGCCGACGATGACGCCCCAGTGGCATTGGAGGATTAAGCATGGCAACTCACAAGGGCAGCGAAGGCGTCGTCAAGGTCGGCGCAAACACCGTGGCCGAGGTCCGCAGCTGGACCGTCGCCGAGAGCGCTGACACGCTCGAGGACACGTCCATGGGCGACACGGCGCGAACCTATAAGTCGAGCCTCACCACGTTCACGGGCAGCCTGGACGTTTTCTGGGACGAGACCGACAGCAATGGCCAGGGCGCTCTGACCATCGGCGCGGAAGTGACCTTTGCGGTATACCCCGAGGGCGACAGCTCCACGGACACCTACTACACGGGGACGGCCATCGTCACCGAGGTGAGCCGCACGGCAGCCTTCGACGGGCTGGTCGAGGCATCGGTGAGCCTGCAAGGCACCGGCGCGCTCAGTGAGAGCACGGTGGCCTGATGAGCACTTTGCTGGAGAGGGCAAAGAGCCACTATAAGGCCAAGCTGAGCGCCGAGCCGCGTGAGCTCCGCATCCCCGAGTGGGACGCAACGGTTTACATTCGGCCCGGCATCAGCCTCCACAATCTCGGCGAGATCATGGAGCTGGCCAACGCAGGCAAGAGCGCGGAGGCCATGGTCATGACCCTGGTTCACCGCCTGATCGACGGCGAAGGCAAGCCGGTCTTTCGGAAGATCGAAAAGACCGAGCTCCTCCGTTCCGTCGATCCTGACGTGCTGGCGCGTATCGTGGGCGAGATTAATGCCGAGGACGCCAGCGCGGAGGACGTTTCGGGAAACTGAGGGGCGACCCCGACCTGCAAATGCAGTACGCCCTGGCCGAGCATTTGCACAAGACGGTCGCCGAGATTCGCGAGATGGACTACCGGGAGTTTTTAGGCTGGGCGGCCTGGTTTGAGATGAGGCGGGAAAAGAATGGCTGACCAAAAGACCGTCTTAACAATCCTGGCGAAAGACAAGACCGCGGCGGCGTTTAAGAGTATCCAGTCGGGGGCCGCGGCTACCCGCAAGAGCATTAACCGACTGACGCCGGTCTTTCTCAAGTTCGGCTCCGGCGCGGCAACTGCCGCAGCTGGCGCCCTGGCCGCTTTCACCAAGATGTCGATGACCAGCATCGACAACCTCACCAAGACCGCCGACAAGATCGGGACCACTACCGAGGCTCTGGCGGGACTCCAGCACGCGGCCAACCTGACCGGCGTCAGAACCGAGACGATGAACATGGCCCTGCAACGCATGACCCGACGGGTGGCGGAAGCCGCCATCGGGACAGGCGAGGCTAAGGGCGCGCTCGAGGAGCTCGGCATCAATGCCCAGGATCTGGTCAAGCTGCCGCTTGATCAGCAGATGGAAGTGGTGGCCGATGCCATGGCCGGCGTGGGAACGCAGGCGGACCGGGTGCGCCTCGCCATGAAATTATTCGACTCCGAGGGCGTGGCGCTGGTCAACACGCTGGGTGGTGGATCGGCCGCGCTTCGAGAGATGACCGGCGAAGCATCTGCCCTGGGCACAGCCATCAGCCGCGTTGACGCCGCGCAAGTCGAGGCGGCGAATGATGCCATGGACCGCGCTCGGGCAGTCTTTCAGGGCGTGGGTAATCAGCTGGCCATCGCCTTTGCTCCGGCGGTTGAATACGCGGCCAACCTGCTGCGCCAGGCTGCTCTCGACTCCGAGGATTTCGGCAGCATCGGCCAGCGGGTGGCGCAGGCGGTGGGCAGGGCGTTTGGCTTTGCCGGCGACATGATTCTCGGGCTTAGCCTGGTCATCAAGAATGTGCAGCTGGCCTTTGCCATCTTCATGGATACGCTGCTCGGCGGGATGGCCCAGGCGGCCAAGGCCGTCGATTTTCTCATCGAGAAATACAACGTGCTCGCTCGCGCCTTCGGCATGGACGAGATCGAGACGAGCGTGAGTGGGACGCTTCAGGGCTTGGCCGATGCCTTCGGGCGCCAGGCTGATCGGATCCGCCAGGAGATCACCGACGCCCTTGAGGGGCCGCTCCCTTCCGAGCGGGTCATGGCGACGCTTCAGGAGATCACGCTGGCCTCGCGGCGCACAGCCGAGGAGCTCAAGGGCGCACAAATCGGATCCGTTGAAGGCGTCACCGAGACGGTGGAGACCATCAAGACCGAGACGGACAAGCTGCAATCCAGCATCTCCGACGCCCTCATCAGCGGCGTAACGGATGGCAAGGACGGGATGCTCCGGTCCTTCTCCAACATCCTCACGCAAATGGCCTCCGAGGTGCTCAAGAGCCAGCTGATGAGCGCCTTCAAGAGCATTTTCCCTGGCAGCGGCGGGACCGGGGGCCTGGGCAGCATCTTCGGCGCTATCGGCAGTTTCTTCGGCGGAGCCCGGGCAGAGGGCGGCAGCGTGACAGCGGGCCGAGCTTACCTCGTCGGCGAGCGCGGGCCGGAGCTCATGGTACCGGGCCGGAGCGGCACCATCGTCGCCAACGAGAATATGGGCGGCGCCGGGCTTAACTATGCGCCCGTGGTGAACATCTCGGGCGGGGCTAGCGCCCAGGATCGCGCTATCTTCTCGGCCGAGCTCCGCCGGCAGAAGGCCGAGATCGCCGATATGCTTGCACGGAGGCGCTTCTGATGCCGCTTGGCTTTCCCTCAATCGTCCCCTCCGCCAGCAGCTGGGAGATCATCAGCAACAGCCGGCAGTTCGTATCGCCGCTTTCGGGCGCGATTCAGACCGCGGCGAGAGGCGGAAACCGCTGGCGGGCGACGCTCACCTTCGACAATCTCACGGGCGCTGATCGAGCGATCATGCAGGCTTTTGTGAGCGAGCTCCAAGACTCCGCCGAAAACTTCTATTTGCAGGACCACTCCTTCACCCGCCGCGCCAATGGCGTGGGCTCGCCGGCGGTTAATATCCCGGCGGGATACACGGGCAACCAGCTGGTCATTGACGGCTGGACCGGGGGCAATTTCTCTTTTCTCAAGGGCGACCTATTCTCGGTCAATGGCGAGCTCAAGATGGCAACATCCGATTGCGCGATAGTTGCCGGGACATCGACTGTAAACTTTGCGCCTTTGCTCAGAGTGGCGCCTTCTGACAATGCTGCGGTCACCATCACCAGCCCGCAAGGCATCTTCCGCTTGGCCACACCCACCAGCGGCTGGAGTAATCAGCCCGGCATTTTCTCCACCTTCACGCTTGAGGCCATTGAGGACGTGATCGCATGAGCCGCGACCTGAGCTCAGCCAATGCTACAGCCCTCGACGGCGCGGTCATTCGGCCCGTGGTGTTCACTCAGCTTGAATTCGACGCGCCCACGGGCACGCTCTATTTGCACGACGACATCGGTCCCATCATCGCCGATGACTGGGGCGGCGTGAGCCGGACCTGGGACGGGGTGGGCGACTTCGGGGGAATCAGCCAGCTTGACGAAGGGCGAGACGTTTCGCCCTACAAGGTCGAGCTCCTGCTCAGCGGCATCGACGCCGACATCGCCGCCCAAGTACTGACCGATGATAGCGTGCTGCGCAACGTGTATATCCTCGTGGGCCTGCTCGACGAGGATCGAGCCTTGATTGATGACCCGCACCCCATGTGGGCCGGCAAGGTCGATGATCTGCAAGTGGCCATCGGGGCCGAGAGCGTCATTAAGGTGGTTTGCGAAAGCCAGCTGGCGGCCTTCGAGAAAGTGAATGGGCGCCTGCAAAACGACGCGGACCACCAGGCAGAATTCTCGGGCGACAAGTTCTTCGAGTACCTTCCGCAGATGCTTGACGCTAAGTTCCGCTGGGGTGGACGCACGCAGAGCTATCGCGCCACAGGCGGCAGTGGCAGAGCGGGCATCGCCCCCGTGGTAAACATCGGGCCACGATGACCCGCGAGGAGGCCGTCAGAAGCGTCACACGCGCTTTTGGCGACCAGCCCTTTGCATGGGGGCGCCTCGACTGCTGTCAGCTCGCCAGGGCCGTATTTGCGGCCTACAGGGGGCGCGATCCAGCGCCGGGCATGGACTACGCGAACAAGGACGAGGCCGAGGCCCTCATGGCCCGCCACGGCGGCCTAGCGGGGCTCCTGACGTATATCCTTGGCGACCCCTGCCCGGTGAATGAGACAAGCACGGCCGACGTGCTCCTGCTAAAATTGCCGGGTGTAGGCGAGCTCGCAGGCGTGCGCGCAGGAGATGGCGCGCTGGTCCCGATTAAGGTGGGGCTCTACCGGGCGCCTCTGCGCTACGCTCTCGAAGGCTGGAGAATCTAATGGCTCAGGCGGTTGCGGCAATCGTTATCAAGGCAGCGGGCGCGAGCCTAAGCACTGGCGCAGCGGCTGCCATTACGGCAGCGGCCGCCGTCACCGACATCGCCATTGCCGCCAGCTATCAGAAAAAACAGGAAGCCGACGCCCGCAAAGCAGCCGCAGCCGCGCCCCGGGATGTTATGGTGCGCAGCGCCATCGAGCCGGCGAAGATCGTCTATGGGCGCGCTCGGGTGTCCGGCCCGGTGGTCTACACGAACACCGTCCCCACGGCCGGCACCAACGATAACAATACCCTTTGGACGGTCGTTTCCCTCGCCTCCCACGAGTGCGCCGACATCGAGGCTATCTACCTCGACGGCGACAAGATCCCCTCCTCGATCATCGACTGGGCCGGCACCGGAGGGGTCACCAGTGGCACCTATGGGCCGATAGGGGGTAATGAAGTTACCAACTTCTATCGGCGCCTTGGCTCGGACAGTCAGACCCACGTCACGCAGCTGGCCACAGCCTTCTCCGACTGGACCGCCGACCACGATGGCCGTGGGATCTGCTACGTCGTCTCCGCCTTCGAGCTCGGGACCAAGACCGGGGAAGGGGTGTGGGCCAATGGGGCGCCGCAGAACATTCGCGCCGTGGTCAAGGGCAAAAAGGTCTATGACCCGCGCCTCGATTCCACCAATGGCGGATCAGGAACGCACCGTTTAGCTGACCCTGCGACGTGGGAATGGTCAGATAATCCTGCCCTTTGCCTGGCGGATTACCTTTTCGACGCGGATATCGGCATGGGGGCCGAGGGCATCACCTATGGCGACATCGATTGGGCCATGGTGGCGACCGCCGCGGACCAGTGCGACGCCACCGTCACGGTCCCCTCGGGCGGCTCCACCAAGCGCTTTACCTGCAACGGCGCCCTTGATACTGGCACGGCCTACGCGGACAACATCCGCGCCCTGCTCTCATCGATGGCCGGCACGCTTACCTGGTCCGGCGGCAAGTATCGGATCCGCGCCTGCGCCTATGAGGCGCCCACCTACACGTTCACCGAAAACGACATCGTGGGCGACGTGCAGATTCAGCCCGAGCGCCCGCGAGCTCAGCGCTTCAACACCGTGCGCGGCACCTTCATCGATCCGGGCAAGGACTATGCGGCCACGCAGTTTCTGCGCGTGCAGGATAGCGACTACCTGACCACCAGGGACAGCGGCCAGGAGCTGACTACCTCCATCTCCCTGCCCATGACGAATGACGAGTTCATGGCGCAGCGCCTGGCCTACAAGAGCCTCCGGCTGAACAATCAGCAGATCACGGCGGTCCTGCCCGTCAACTGGAAGGCCCTCAAGGTCGGCGTAGGCGAGCGCATCTCCGTGACCATCGCCGAGCTCAGCTGGTCGGCCAAGGTTTTCGTGGTCGATGCTTGGAGTTTCGATCCCGAGAATGGCTTCTCCCTCACGGTGCGCGAGGACAGCGCTAGCGCCTACACGGACCCAGCGCTGGGCGATTACAGCACGCGCACGGCAGCCGGCACGATTGTCTTTAATGACCCGGCGGTGCCATCGCCTAGCGGACTGACGGCTACAGGCGAGGAGGAAGGGGTGCTCCTTGAATGGGAGGCGCCCTCAATGCCTTCCATGTATGACGAGGTGGTGGTCTACGCTTCGCCGGACAGCGCTTGGGCTAACGCCGTCGAGGTGGGCCGAGTGCGCGGTACGCGCTTCCGCCACGAGCTCCTCCGGGGGCTGGAGCGTTTCTATTGGGTGCGCTCCGAGGACGTGGACGGGCGGGAGTCGGTGCGCGACCCCGACTCAGATACCTCCACCATCAGCGCCACAGCAGGGGCAAGCACGGCAGTGATCGGCGGTGCTGGGGTCTCGACGATTGTCGACTTTGGCGGCAACCCTGTTCTTGAAGATGACCTGCTGAATGAATACAACGCCGGCAAGACCATCGCGCTTCTGCTGAATCAGGACAGCGATGGGAGCACCTTCAACGGAAATGGCGCCTTTGTGGGCGTCAGCAACGCTGGCGACCCCGTTACTGGCACAGATGGCTTCTTCATTTGGAACGGCATTAAGTACACCGTCGATAGGAGCTATCTCGGCAATTACACCTTTGTGACCAGTATGCAGGGCAGGCAGGGCTATATCGTTTACGACATCTCCACCCAAACGCCCTTCGCTATTTCTGGCTTCGGCAATTCCCGCATCGCCTTTGTCTGGAAAGAGGGCGGGCAGTGGTATTACGACAACGACAATTTCACGGGGGTGGCCTTCAACCCCACTGACACTATGCTGGCGCTGGCCTATCTGAACAAGGACAGCACCACGCAATTCATCAGCAAGGCGGGCCTACTAGCCGAGCCCGTGCAGATTGTCGCCGTGGCGGATATCACAGCCGACTACATCAGCGTTGGCACGCTTGATGCGAGCGTGGTTAATGTAACTAACCTGAACGCGGATGAGATCACTACCGGGAGCCTTAGCGCCGACTTCATCACCATTGACGGCGTGACACTCGACACCGATGGCGCTGGGACGCTCATCGTCAAGAACAACGGTATTGATACGGGCCAGCTTGCCAACGGGGCCGTCACCGCGCCTATCGTCGCCGAGGGGGCGGTACAGGGTAAAACCATCGCCCTGCTTTTGAACAAGAATAGCGACGCTACGGGGAACTCTGGTGAGGGATCATTCGTAGGCGTGAACAACGCAGGCGAGCCGGTTCCGGGGACTGACGGGTTCGTCATCTTCGACAATGTGAAGTACAACATTGCAAGAACGCAGCTCTCGTCGTCGTCTTTCGCGACTCAGCTTGTAAACAAAAAAGGTTACGTCGTCTATGACGCGTCTGGCCTTAACTTCACTGTTCAGGGCATAGCGACCAGAACCGCTTTTGTTTTTCGAGAAGGGGCGACTTGGCACTACGACAACAACGCCGTTGCCGTTGCCTTTACGCCCACGGATTCAATGCTTGCCCTTGCGTACATTGAGACCGGCTCCGCTGACGTTATCCAGCGCGGCGGGCTTCTCGCTGAACCTATCCAGCTTCTCCAAATCTCTGAGATCCGGGCCGATTACATCAGCGCGGGAACGCTCGACGCCTCTCTGGTCAATGTGACCAATCTCAATGCCAGTAACATCACCACCGGGACGCTCGATGCCGGGGTCGTTACTGTCTCTAATCTAAACGCCAGCAATATTACGAGCGGAACCCTCAATGCCGGGGTGGTCTCTGTTACCAATCTCAATGCAGATAACATCACCACCGGCACTCTAAGCGCCAGCAACATCCAGCTTGATGACGTGACCCTTACGGCGTCGGGCGGGAACCTGATTGTCAAAAGCGGAGGGGTGAACACAAATCAACTGGCTTTGCGCTCGGCGACCGATACGTTCCGCGCTGATATGCCTTCGGATATCAACTATTCCACGAGCTGGACCACCCTTGTCTCAATCACCGGCCAGCAATACAACGGCAACGATATTGCAGAGATCAGCTGGGGGATTAGGGCGCATCCAGAGGCGGCGGGAGCTCCCTATATCGCTATCCGCATCTTGATCTATGCGGGTGCTTCTCTACAGGCAACGCAGTATTTTATCGGGGATGTTGCCTACGATACGACCAACTGGGCGCAAATCCAGCAAGCCCTGTTTTCGTCCTCAATGCAGTATTTCGTTGGTTTCACCAACAGCAACTGGCAGTTCTATCTACAGGCTGCGACTAACGTCACTGACACGTTCCCGAGGACATTCAGGGCTCCCGGCACCTATATGCAGATCGTGAGGCTTAAGCGATGATGTGGGCGAAGATCGAGGACGGGCAGGTGGTCAGCATAATCACCTACCACGAGCAGCCCGAGGGGTGCGTCCCGGTCCCTGATGGCTTGAACCCCTTCCGAATGAAGTGGAATGGCTCTGAGCTCGTGGCGGACGACGATGCCCGGGAGGCCGAGGCCGAGGCTATGGCGAGAGTGCAGCGCGACCAACTCCTCGCCGCCTCCGACTGGACACAACTGCCTGATGTGCCTCTCGCCACCAAGGATGCTTGGGCTGCCTACAGGCAGGCTCTGCGCGACCTCCCCGAACATCCCGATTGGCCCCATATTCAGGACTGGCCCGTGGTAAACTGAGCCAAGCACAGGAGGCTCCTCGATGGCTAGCGTCACTCACAAGCAAGGCGACTCATTCGAGTGGGTGGTGACGCTCACGGAAAACTTTGTCGCCGTTGATATCACCAACTACAGCATTCGAGCCCAGATTCGGGCGAATGACACGCTAATTGCCAACCTGACAGTGACCAAGACGACGCCTCTGTCCGGCGTCTTTAGTGTTACGGCCACAGCGGCGCAGACTGATAGCTGGTCAGCTGGCGCGCACAAGTGCGACATTGAATTCACGGACGGGAATAGCGAGGTGTTCTCCACCGAAACCTTTGATGTGATCGTGCTTGAGGATATCTCGCATGATTGATTTGGCCTGCCCCACGCGCAATGACTTCTCAGCCAACCTACAGACCGGCTGGGCTATGTCGGCCACAATTACGGTCACGCGCAAGACGGCGAGCATCGATGTGCCTGATACTGGCTTTCGAGTGACGATTGAGCCGGACAAGAGCAATGTGCAGGAAGTGGTCATTTTGGCCAAGCGCGGCGATGCTGCGGCGGTCTCCGAGGTGACGAATTCCTCCGGCTCGATGGCTGACTTCCCGAGGACAGCGGCGTGATATTTATTAACATCAACATTGAAACCATTGCGGACAGTCTGCTCAAGGGCGCGTGGGCCGATGCGCTGGTGCAGTTTAGGACCGAGACGAGCGGCCTATTTATCACAACAGAAGATGGGACGCTCATCGCGCAGGAGTAAGCCATGCCGACGGTAAAGATTAGCGAGCTCGACGCTATTGGAGCAGCGCCCGACGCTGGGGACGTGCTCATCATCAATGACGGCAGCGTCACCAAGAGCGTCACGGTTTCCAACCTTCACTCGGGCCTTCAGTCTCAGATCGACGCGAAACAGGACGCCTCGACGGCTCTGACGACCACCAATTACTCGACCACCCTCGACACTCGCTATTTCACGGAGAGCGAGATCGGCACGTTTCTTGACGGAACGACGCCGATCAGTGGCTATAACAAAACCAACTGGGACACGGCTTACGGATGGGGCGATCACTCTGTCGAGGGCTATCTGACCGCTAACCAGACGATAACCCTTTCCGGGGATGTGTCTGGATCGGGGACCACTTCGATCATTGTCACCGTCGCGGACGATTCGCATAACCATGTGATCTCCAACGTCGATGGATTACAAGCCGCTTTAGATAGCAAATATGAGGACGGCTCCGTAATCTCCGTTGGGAACATCACGACGACAGGCTATCTCCGGGGGCCGTCAACCTTCACCATTGACCCGTCCCCTTATGCGGACATTGCCGGCACCGTAGTCATCGCCGGAAACCTTCAGGTCGATGGGACCACGACGACGATCAACAGCACGACCGTGAGCATTGAGGATAAGAACATCGTTCTGGCTGAAGGATCGTTAAATGCTTCTGAGGCGAATGGTGCCGGAATCACCATTGATGGGGCGAATGCCACGTTTATCTATAACGGCACCGACGACCAGTGGGAAACGAACAAGACCCTAAGCCTTGGCGCAAGCCTGACTTTCGGGGGCACGGCGGTTTCCAACATTCTCGACGAGGACGATATGTCCTCCAATAGCGCCACGGCGCTGGCAACTCAGCAATCCATCAAAGCTTATGTGGACGCGAACGCCGGGGCAGATGCCGCCGTTGCCTTCGCCATCGCTCTGGGGTGAATCATGGCTAACGCATTTTTATCCGAAACTGATACCGCCATTGGGACGACCCCAGCGACGGTCTATACCTGCCCAGCGGCTACAGAGGCCACCGTAATTGGCCTGAGCATCGCGAACATTCACACATCCCAGATCAGCGTGGACGTTCAACTCGACGCCTCTGGACGCACTTCCGGGGGCGAGGACGCGGTCTATCTAGTGAAGGCCGCGCCCGTCCCTGCTGGCGGAGCTCTAGTGGTAGTCGGAGGAGATCAAAAGATCGTCCTCGAACCGGGGGATGCGATCATCGTCACTTCCGACACAGCGGCCAGCGCGGACGTTGTGCTATCACACCTTGATATCACCTAAGGGGGTTTGAGATGAGCTACATAGGAACAAGCCCCGCAGTAGCGGACGCAGTAAGCAAGACGAATGGTGGAACCTTTGAGGCGAATATCACCGTTGATGCGGATTTTGCGGTTACGGGTGATACGACCATTGACGGAACGGGAGTGGCTAAGCAGGGCCTTCCCATCGTCACTGAATCGACTACGGCCCGAACCCTAGCCCTGACGGATACCGGCGCATTCATTCGGACGACCAATAGCAGCGCAACCACGATCACGGTCCCCACGAATGCGAGCGTTGCCTTCCCCGTTGGCGCTGAGGTGGTGGTGATTCAAGCCGGGACGGGAGCGGTGACGTTCGCCGGGGCTAGTGGGGTGACGGTAAACTCCAAGGATTCAGCCCTACAGATCAGCGCCCAGTATGCCGCCGCGACGTTGAAGAAAGTGGCAACGGATGAGTGGGATTTGATTGGAGACCTCGCCTAATGTTTGCAAAAGCGATGCTGATAGGATCATCGCAAGCTGGTCTTTTCAAGATCAATGACTCCCTCCGCTTCAACGACGACGACAGCGCTTATCTGAGCCGCACCCCTGCCTCTGCGGGAAACCGTAAGACTTGGACTTGGAGCGGTTGGGTTAAGCGTGGGAATCTTGGCTCTTATCAAACATTGTTTGGTCAAGGCACTGGGTCAGTTGCAGCGGGCTATGGTGCTATCCGGTTTGACAACAACGACGTATTTAGGATATTCGCATCGCCAGATGGAGGGGTATCAAGTATCGTATGGGCTTCAACCGCTGTTTATCGTGATTCATCTGCTTGGTACCACGTTGTAGCAACGCTAGATACAACGCTAGCGGCGGGGGCGGATCGTTTCAAGCTTTATGTAAACGGTATTTTGCAAGCCGGTTCTTTCTCGACGACGCCAGCACTAAACGCAGACATTGAAATTAATCGAGCGTCAGCGCATCAGATTGGTGTTGCTAACGCCTCTAGCTTGACTAACTACCTCGACGGCTACCTCTCCGATGTTCACTTCATCGACGGTCAAGCCCTCGACCCCAGCCGCTTCGGCAAGCAGGACGCTGACGGTGTGTGGCAACCTATCAGCTACACGGGCACCTACGGCACCAACGGTTTCCATCTAGACTTCTCCGATAACAGCACGGCTGCTGCCCTTGGCACTGACGTAAGCGGTAACGGTAACGACTGGACGCCGAGCGGGATCACCACGGACGATCAGGTGGCTGATACGCCTAGCGTGAATTACTGCACGCTAAACCCCGTTGATCCTCGGACGACCGGCACGCTCTCAAACGGCAATCTAGTGACGACCGGCAACGCTGCCGTGACGATGCGCCCTTCTACGGGAGAGTATTATTACGAGAAGGATGGCGTGGGCGTCAGCTATGACACTTCTGTCAGCGGCCCGTTTGATCCTGTCCTGCCTGCTGGTTCATATAACTTCGGTCAGCTTCCTTGGGTTGATACAGGCCCGACAGGAGCAGAGGTAGCCCTGAACAGCAGCAACCTCCCTGCCCCCACGATCACGGACGGGAAGGCTCACTTCGCCCCTGCCCTGTACACGGGGAACGGGACCACGCAGGCTATCGGCGGCCTTGAGTTCCAGCCTGACTTTGTGTGGATTAAGAACCGCGATGCAGGGTACAGTCATTGGTTGCAAGACGCAGTGCGGGGAGCGCAGAAGCAGCTTAATTCTGACAACACGAACCTCGAGTACTCCTACGGCAACGTGTTGGCGTCCTTTGACACAAACGGCTTTACGGTCAACTCTAGCGTTGGTGTAAACGCAGCAGGTCAAAGGCATGTCGCTTGGAACTGGAACGCTGGCGGCAGCACTGTCACCAACACCGATGGCACCATCACCTCGCAGGTGCGGGCTAACACGACTGCTGGTTTTAGTATTGTTAGCTATTCGCAAGGCGCTAGCGGGTCAACGGTAGGGCACGGCTTGGGCGCAGCGCCTGATATTGTTATTGTAAAGTCAAGAACGGTTGCGCCAACAAATTGGCCTGTATATCACTCATCACTTGGGAAAGACCTTGCTTTAGAGCTTAACCAAACAAATGCAGCTATATCGCTTGCTAACTATTGGGGGGCCTCTACCCCTTCTTCAACTACGTTTGGTGTATCACTTACTGGCTACGGCAATAATACTGGCGATATGATCGCCTACTGCTTCCACAGCGTAGACGGCTTCAGCAAGTTCGGCAGCTACACCGGCAACGGCAGCACTGACGGTCCCTTTGTCTACACCGGCTTCCGCCCTGCGTTTGTGTTGGTTAAAAACTATTCAAACTCAGGAAATGGATGGATAATGATTGACACTACTAGGTCTACATATAATCAAAGTGCAATTCAGATTTACGCTAACTCCGCATCGGCAGAAGCAGCAAGCACTGCAAATGTAGACATTTTGTCAAACGGGTTTAAACCAAGAACCGGTAGCTCTGACATTAACGATGGCAGCATTGGCTACATCTACATGGCATTTGCAGAGAACCCATTCAAGAAATCGCGGGCGCGGTGATACAATAGGAGAACACGGACGTGGAGCGAGCCATGCAAGATCAAGCGCACAAAGCAGCCGACGCGCTCGCTGCCACCTCCGTTCTCAGTGCGATAACTGCGAACATCCCCCTTATCACTGAATGGCTTCAGCTGATCGCCGCCGTCATCGGTATCTGCTCGGGTCTCGCCGCGCTCCGCTTCTACCTGAAGCGCACGAAGGCGCTGGACGATGGAAACCAATAGCATCCTCCTCCGCCGCATGGGGAATTCGCCCTGGGGCGTTTTCGGCACGCTTACGATTGGCGAATGGTCCTGCAAGACCCTCGAGCGGCCGTGGGAAGGCAACGCCAGGAACATCAGCTGTATCCCCGCCGGGCGCTACGAGCTCAAGCGCCGGCCTTCTCCACTGATCTCCCGCCTGACGCAAGAGCAGTACCAGGAGGCGTGGGAGGTGGCCGACGTGCCGGAGCGCTCTCACATTCTCTTTCACCCCGGCAACTGGATCGAGCACAGCGAGGGCTGCATTCTCGTCGGATCCGAGTTCATGGTGGTGAATAGCAAGCCCGGCATCGTGAGCTCGCGCAAGGCGTTCGATGAGCTCATGGCGGTGCTTTCAAGATATGACGAGTGGGCGCTCTCTATCCTCTGGCCCACCTACCAATGGCCCTAAGCTAAGCCCTAGGAGGCAATCATGACTGACCTACTCGCACTGCTCGACGCAGCACCCGCATGGCTCCACGCCATCACCGCCCTAGTCACGGCCGCCACGGCCATCACCGCGCTGACGCCGAGCACGGCCGATGACAAGGTGGTCAATACGGTGCTGAGCGTACTGAATTTCGTGGCCGGCAACGTGGGCAAGAACAAGAACGCCGACCAACCCGATGCTTGAAGCGATCCTCGTCGTTTCCGTCCTGGCCGGAGTCTATTGGGCTTACAGCACAGGGCGGAAGCACGGCCAAGAGGAGCGGCAATCCGCCAGCCTCAAGGCCATGGCCGAGAGCGTGAGGAGGGGAATCGATGCGCGGCGCAAAGCGAGTCGCAATGCTGGCGGCGGTGACGATCCTGACGGGGTGCGCGAGCGCTCCCTTAGGGACTGACCCAGCCTGCACCGTGTTCGAGCCCATCTGCGCGAGCAGAGCCGACACCGAAGACACCATCAAGCAGATCATCGGCCACAACGCCGCCTTTGAGGCCATGTGTGGCATCGAGGTGCGCTGCTGATGGGCGCACCCATGAAGGTCGACACCGAGCTGCTCAACTACGCCGTGAGCTCCACCGAGCGCAAGTGGCTCAGCGCCGTGCTAGAGCATGGCTCAATGCAGGCAGCGGCCCGGGCCCTGGGCGAGCACCGAAACAATGGACGCCAAGCCGTCGAGCGTGTGCGCCTCAGAGCCGCCAAGATGGGCTACGCGCCCGAGGCGGACATGAGGCACCCCACCACTACGCCTTTCGCCGTCAAGGGCGTCAGCACGCTCTACGGCGATGACGGGCAGCCCAAGCTGCAATGGGTCAAGACCGCCACGGATCAGGAGGCGCTGCGCCAGATCGCCCTCGACTTCATCGAGGCGTGCAAGGAGGAGATCCCCCGGGAGCAGCGGAACAAATCAAAACCCGTTGCCACCGATCCCGAGCTCGTCAATCTCCACGTCATCACCGACTTCCACTTTGGGATGCTCGCCTGGGGCGAGGAGACGCGGGGCGACGATTGGGACACGGCAATCGCTGAGCGCCTTCTGGTGGGCTGGTTCGAGCGGGCCATTGAGCAGGCCCCAGGCGCCGCAGGAGCGATCCTTTGCTTCCTAGGCGATGATCTGCACTTCGACGGCATGGAGCCGCTCACGCCGGCTTCCAAGCACCTCCTCGACGCTGACACGCGCTTCAGCCGCATCGTCCGGCTCTGGATTCGGGTGCGGCGCCAGATCATGCAGATGATGCTGGACAAATATCCTTGGGTGCATCTAATCGAGGCGGAGGGCAACCACAACCCCGTGAGCTCAATCTGGATGCGCGAATGGCTGGCGGCGCTCTATGACGACGAGCCGCGAGTGACGGTGGATCAAAGCCCGGACCCCTACTATTGCTTCGAGTGGGGCGACACGTCCCTCTTTTTCCACCACGGCCACAAGCGCAAGATCACGGCGATCGACGACGTTTTTGTGGCCAAATTTCGGGAGGTGTTCGGGCGGACGCGGCACTCATATGGTCATATGGGACACCTGCATAGTCGGCACGAGGTGGAGGGAAATTTGATGTCCATCTGTCAGCACCGGACTCTCGCCGCCGCCGACGCCTTCTCCTCCAGATCGGGCTACTCCTCCGGCCGCGAGGCGCAGGTCATCACCTACCACAAGCGGCACGGCGAGTGCGGCCGGGTCATCATCACGCCGGAAATGATTGGAGAGGGAGAATCATGATCACGAATAACACCTACGCCCCGACCATCAAGGACAGCCTCAAGCGCGTGGCCGAGCGCCAGGGTGCGCAGATCTTCCATATGCCGGGCCACGGGCCTGATGCGCACCGGATCATCGCAGAGGGTGTCGGGGACGTGTTCGACATTCGCACGGACGCTGACCTCAACCGAGCCCTCAACAGCATCGTGGGCCGGGCCTACCGGCCTCGGGAGCCATACAAGGCCGCGCACGCATGAATCGCATCGAGTGGGAGGAGGACATCGAAACCGACGACCATTGGGCCTCGGTGACGATCACGGTGGTGACCGACGACCCTGCGCTGCTGGCGCGAGCTCGCAAGGCCCTGCGCCTGATCCTTGATGACTCACCGAGGCTGGCGGCCGTGCCGAGGAGGGAAGATGGGAACGAGTGAGAAACTGGCAGGCTGGGCCGTGGTAGCGTGCGCGTTGATCGCTGCGCTGATCCTCCTGCCGGCCCTGGGCCTGGCCGCCCCGTTTATCTGGACGGCGTTGGCCATCATGGATCGGCTGGGCTAGTCCTCCGGCGTCGGCCGGGAGTCGATTGCGACGGCTTTGCCATCGGCGCGCTTAGATACGACCAGGCGCGATGCCTTTTTGCATTTGTCGCAATGAGCGATGGTGGGGCCATAGGCTTCAACCTCGGTGCTTTGGCGCCGGCCGCAGCCGACCCACTTACAGGCCCAAGAGATTTTCACGCATTTCCCTCCTCACATCCGGCATCCAGTCGTCACGGGCAAGGCGCCTGCGCACCAAGTCGAGCCAGTATTCCGCCCCCATAAAGTCGATGAGCTCCTCATCGGTCATGGCATTGATAAGGGCATCAACGTCAATCATGCGTCCACCCGAGCTCACGGTGCACGTCCTCCCATCCCGCGAGCCAAGCCATGCGCCGGCCTATCTGCTCCATCCCGAAGGGGCAGGTGTCCCTCCACCGATCCATCAGCCTCGCCTTCCGGCCGAGCTGGATTTCGCGAGCGTAGGTAGGCCGGCGCGGATTGTCTCGCGCTCCGGAGCGGCTCCTCGAATTGGAGATGATGACCACGGGCGAGCGCTTGGAGGAGCTCATCGCCGAAACTCATGGCGACCCCCGTACTCGGAGCAGTCGAGCTCAAACTCGGCAACCTCCGGGGGCCAGTAGCCCATGCAGACCATCTCCTCCGTGTGGTCCTGGTCGGCCTGGGCGTCGTGGTATGACTGGTCCGTGGCGATGGCCAGGCCGAAGATGGCGATGGCGGTGATGAAGATTGTTTTGGTCATGGTGTTGCCTCCTTGTTTTGGAGCTTTGACCTTACGCCTGAAGAGGGCCTTTCTCTAGCAATTCTATAGACCGTTTTTTTCTAAAAAAGGGAGTCTTAGAACCTGCGCCCGCGCATCCTCCCACCCCTTTCCCACGATCACGGTATGGCCCACCTCCTCCAGATACTCGATCCAGTCTTTCTGCTTCGCGCTCAGCCGCCCGCCCTCCTGGCGCTTCATCTCGATCCATAGGGACCATTCCGGCACGCAGAGATCGGGCACGCCGGCGCTCAAACCCTCGACCTTGAGCCGAGCCGCCTGGGCCGGGCTCACGGCCGCACCGTTTGGCACGGAGAAAATGCGGGTGTGGGGATAGGTCTGGCGAAACCATTTGACGAGCTCGCGCTGCTCCCAGTGTTCACTCGGCACGCTAGAACGGGATTTCGACGACCCACTGGTCGCAGGCGTTTTCCGTCGCCGTGAAGTCGGCCGGGGGCGTCGCGTTGAAGTGGGCACAGTGTCCTTCCTCTTTGTCGAAGTGGTCGCAAGTGTGACAGAGCCGCGGGGGGCCCTGGTCGATCAATTCGCGGTAGCGTAGCACCGCCGGTGGTGTTTCCATCATCATCTCCCTGACCCATAGATTGGCGGCCCTACGGCCGGCGTTTTCCTTTCGGTGCGGTAGCGCCTCCTCGGCCTCCCCCGCCTCCCAAGCGGCCCTATAGGCCCACATGGCGCGGCCCTTGGCCTCACGGGCCAGCGGCTCCAGCAGGCGCGCCAAGAAGCGCTTATCGTCGCGCAGGAGCCTCACCACTCCGTCCCAATGACCCGATCCCAGCGCCCCTGCTTCTCCACCGCAATCGACGCTGGCGGCTGGGCCTTGTTCAAGACTTCGCAGAGCTCCGGCAGCGCATTGCTCCAGCGCTCCGCGCCGGATCGCTCGAAAAGGTCGAGCAGGCGGCGCTTGGCTTTGTCGCCCCCGGGGCCCAGGTTCAGGATGGCGAGATATTCCGTCACCGGCGAATCGCTGAGGGCGGCGGGGTAATAGGTCACCTTGACCATGTGGTTGCCGGTTTTTCGGGCAACGTGCTCGCGCCAAACCCAATCAGCCACTTCGATGGTGCGCCTCGAGTTCGCCCCCATAATGTCCGCCGCGGCATCGAGCTCCCATTCCCGCTCTCTCTGCTCCCATGCGTGCCCGCAGGCGGGGCAGACCATGATGCTAATCTGCACGAGCTCGTGGCACTCGGGGCAGGCTTTCACCGGCACATCCCCGGGCTCGGCCTTGCTCGAAGGGGACCGCGGCGGCCGCACGTTGGTCACGGGCCCGTGGGCGAGGATGTTGCCGGCGAAGTCGAGCACCAGGCAGTTTTCCTTCCCCGGCGAGATCCGCATACCCCGCCCGGCCATTTGCATATACAGGCCCGGGGAGAGCGTGGGGCGCAGAAAGGCCAGGAGGTCGATGCCGGGGTGGTCGAAGCCGGTGGTGAGCACGTTGGCGTTGGTCAGGGCCCGGAGGCGGCCAGCCTTGAAGTCGGCCAAGCGCTGGTCCCGTTCCTTTCTCGGCGTCTTTTGCGTGATCGACGCCGCGGGGATGCCTTCAGCGTTCAGGGCCTCGGCCACCGCCTCGGAATGATCGACCCCGGTGCAGAAGATGAGCCAGGCGCGGCGATCCTTGCCATAGTCGATGATGGCGCTCACCGCCTCCTGCTCGGACAAGCGCACCGCCGCCTCGAGGTCTTTTTGATTGTACTCGCCGGCAACCCTGCGCACGCCGCTAACGTCGATTCGACCGCCCGGGGGGAGCTTGCTCTGGAGGGGTGAAAGGTAGCCCTTCGCAATCAACTCGCTGACACTGACGGGCGAGATGATGTCAGAAAAAAGGGCGTCATTTCCTTCAGTGAGGTAGCCCTGGCCCAGCCGGTACGGCGTCGCCGTGAGGCCCACCACGCGGAGAGCCGGGTTGATCTCGGTGAGGGCGTTTAGCAACTCGCGGTAGCGGCCCGTATTCGCATTCGACACGGCGTGGCACTCATCAATAATGACGAGATGGACGTGCCCCACCCGATCCGCGTGCCGATAGATGCTCTGAATGCCGGCAAAGGTAATGGCGTCGATGTCCTTGCGCCCCAGGCCGGCGGAGAAGATCCCCATGGGCGCGTTCGGCCAGGCGTCGCGGAGCTTGCCCGCATTCTGCTCGATGAGCTCGCGCTGGTGCGTGAGCATGAGCACCCGAGCCACCGGATTCTCGGCCATGATGTCGCGGCACAGGTGAGCCACAATGTGGCTCTTCCCCGCCCCGGTGGGGAGCTCAAGGATCGGGTGGCCCGCCGGGTTTGATCGGAACCATTGATAAAGGCTATCAATGGCGCGTTTTTGATAGTCACGGAGCATTGATTGCTAGATCTCCATTTGGTTTTTCGATTGCCTGATGCCAAGAAATTCCAGCGATGCTTTGAAAATCGCGCTGGGTTTAATCACTCACTCTCCCTTCGCTTTTGCGATGGCCGCCAAGACGATTAAAAATATCGTCATCAACGTGTTGCCGAGCCAAAACGTAATGAGATGGCCGAACGTGATCGGCGCACTAAGAATTTCCATTACTCACTCTCCCTTTGCTTTTGCGCTCATCCTGCGCTTGTGTTCTTCCTCTGTGACTCGCTTGTTATGTAGCCACCACTTTTTGGTGCCGTCTGACCACTCAACAGCAGGCCCGTCCTCGCGATGTAGTTGTCCTTTGGAGTACCAAAACTTACTGCCGTCTGACCAATCAACAGCAGGGCCATCTTCGCGGTGGCGCTGGCCATTCAAGTACCAAAATTTGGTGCCGTCTGCCCACTCAATGGCAGGGCCATCTTCACGATGACGTTCGCCATGGAGGTACCAATCTTTTCTGCCGTTTGCATGCTCAAAAGCAGGACCGTCTTCGCGATGCAACTTGCCATCGAGGTGCCAGCGCTTGCTGCCATCTTCATAGACTTCAACCGTGTGCTCTTTCATCACTCACTCTCCCTTTGAACCTTTAAGCAATCCTTACAAGTTGCACTCTCTGCGCCATCAAAGGTAAGTCGGCAAAATGTCCCACGTTGCGGGGAGGACTGGCGCGTCGATGCGGATGTTGTAAGGCACCTCCTGGCGCCACTTCACGCGCTCTTCGTACTGGTTCTGGTACGGCTCGCCGGTGCTCGCTAGGCATCGAATCCGTTCCAGGCGCCGATGCTGCAAGGTCATTCCGCGTGATAGATAACGCTTCAGCTCCGCATCAAACGTCACCCTCATCGGTGCTTCACCTCCAAATCCTCAATCACTTCCCAGTCATCACACCCCTTCGGCTCGAAGCTGCGCGGGATCGTGCCTCCGTGGCGCTCGCAGTAGAAGGTGGCGTCGTCCTTCGCCCGGGCCCATTTGCAGGATCGGCAGGAGCGATTGACCGCCGCCCCGCCGTGGCAGAAGCCATGGGCTGGGCACATTTTGCAGCGCCAATGGGTAGCGTCTGTCGAGATCGGGGGCGGCAGGCGATCATCGAGGCTCAGCCTATGCCCCTTTTCCACGAGCGACTCCGCCGCCTCCACGTCGAGCCGCACGCGCTCCGAGTAGAGCGTGTCATCGTCCTTGCAAACGGCGACATAAAGCGCCCGCTTGATCTCGAGGCCAAGCATATAAATTTGCATCTGGGCCCAGTGCTGGGGCTTTGATTTCTTGACTCCGTCCTTCACCAGGGCCTTGAAGCTGGCCCGATTGTGGGTCTTAAACTCGGCAACGTGGCGGCTCCGCTCGGCACCCGGCACGCCCCGCTCGATTACGGCATCGGCCGAGCCTCGGACAAAGCCACCAAAGTCGACGTGCGCCTGCGCCTCACTGAACACAACGCCCACCGCCCTCATGTCGGCCATGAGCACGTCCTCCTCCATGTGCCCACGGCGGAAGAGGCGGCGCATCCGGCCGTTAAAGGATTGCACCACCACCCACCGGAAATTGAGCCAGAGCCAGCGGTCGCAGTGATGGCCGAGAGCTGACGCCCCCATGTGAAATCGGGGGCGCTCGCTCACTGCCTCGTGATGCCGATCAATGGCCGCAGCCAGGGTGTTGATGGGCTCGGGCAGCTTGGCCATTACTTGCTCCAGGGCAGGCCGCCGGAGGGCGGAGGGGGAGGAGTGGCGCCGCCGACCGCAGCAGCACCAACGCCTGCACCAGCGCCTGCGCTCTTCCAGTCCTTCACCTCATTGCTGTCACCGTACTGCTCAGACTGGCGAATCGTCACCTTCACGCTCATGACGCCACCGATCAGCTGGTCCGTATCGGACACCCGGGCCAGGCCGATGGCGCGCATGAGCTTGCCCAGCTGCTCCGTGCCGATCTCCTCGGCCTTGGGGTTGGGGTTGCGAATGTTGATGTTCCCAAAAAACACCCGATTAGCGTGCGGCCCATCAAGCACGTCATAGCGGCACTTGATGTACTGGCCGGTGCCGGCCTTCGTCGTCTCGAGGCTCGCCTCGGTGATCCGGCAGCGATACCAGCCGGCGGGAATCGGCGAATAATCGGTGCTTTCCGGCATCGAGGCCGTGTCAAAGGTCTGTCCTAATTGCGCCATGATTACTGCTCCTGTTTAGCGTCGAGGGCGAACGAAGGCCGCCCGGGTTTGGTGGTGATTGCCCCTTCTAGGGCCTTTCGGATGCTTTCATCGGCATCGTTCCATTGGCGGAGATTGAGCTCCGGCTTCCAGCGGAACAGGTCAGCGAGGTGGGCTTGCAGCCCGTTCTCCGCCGCGAGCTCTTGCAGCGCATCAGTGTCGATGCGCCGGTTGAGCCGTTGCGTGACCTTCATTTTCCAGGGCCCCGCGGTGATGGTTTGCGTCGAGTCGAGCTCACCCAGGATCAGCTGCTCGGCGATCTCGTCCTCGATGATCCGGCGCCGGTCCTGCCACGCCTTCTCGGACTGCTTGGCCTCGTTCCATGCGGAGATCATCTCCGCGAGTTTAGCGGTGGTCATTGCTGCCCCTCCTCAGCCATCGACGCACCAGCCAGCGCAAACGCCCTGCCTTTGTCCGCGATCTCGCCGCCGAGGGCGCTATACCCCAGCTTGTCGATCCAGCTGTCCTCATGGCCGAGCTCGCCGAGGAGCCGGCAGGTCTTGAGCCAGTCCATCATAAGCGCAACGTGCTCGGATCGGATCTCGCCGTGGTCATTCATGGCCGACTCGGAAATCACGGACCAGCCGATGGCAATGCGCCCAAAGTTTTCGTGCGCGTCACCGTAGTCGCGGGCCCGGTCGCCCTCGATGACATTGCCGGCGCGGTTAAGGAGCTCCCATTTATTCATGATCACCCCCCATGATCTTGCCGATTACCGCGCCCAGGTCCGCCGGCTCCCAAGCGGCAAGCGCGCCGGAGCGATCCTTCGCCGACCAGAGCCCATCGGACTCGCACATGAGAGCCCGCTGGATCGCCCCTTCGGCGTCGCGCTCGACCCGGAGGGCGAGCACCTCGTCGAAGAAATAGGGCAGCATCTGGGCGAGCTTGTTCCCGGGCATGGAGGGCGCGTAAAGCATCCGCCCCATCTCGTCCTGGCTCTTCTCCATCTTTGCGGAGAAGTAGACTTGCTTGCCGGGTAGGTCACGGAAGGCGCGAATGATCATCTGCATTTGATCTTGCAGCGCGCCGTAGGCTTGCCGCGGGTCTTTCGCCGTCGCCTTCTCCGCGGTGAGAACCACTTCCGCGATCTCGCTGATCGAGTCCAGGGCGACCGACTGAAACTGCGCGGCCTCCTCCGACTCCGTGAGCCATTGGTAGGCTTCTTTCAAGTCCTCCATGGACTTGATCTCGATAAAGGGCACATCCGCCCCCTTGATCGACAGCAGGCCGCCCTCGGCGCTGAGGACCAGCGGAGCGGGCAAGGTAGGGATCAGCGAAGTCTTCCCCGCGCCAGCGGCTCCGTACACGAGCAGACGCACATTAACGGCAGACACGTCGCCGGTGCGTTTGACTGAAATGGCCATAGTGGCCTCCTCTGATTGTCCCCGGTTGGCACCGTGCCGGTTGGGGTGTTGCAAAGGTACTCGCCTCTCCCGTATTGTGTCAACCCTCACCGCAACACTCAGGGAGAAAAATATGACCACGCTTGAAGCCATCCAGCACTTCGGTGGCAAAAAGGCCCTCGCAAGGGCGCTCGACGTTTGGCCGCACGCAATCGGCCGCTGGGGAGATCGGCCACCTATGGCTCGGCAGTTCGAGCTCGAGGTGATCACCAATGGGGAGCTAAAGGCGGACCGCGATGACGTCATCAAACGTGCAACAGCTTGAACCACTGACCCTCAAGACCGCCCTGCGCTATGCCGCGATGGGCTGGCCCGTGCTGCCGCTCGTGCCCAACCGCAAGGTGCCGGCCACGGGCCACGGCGTGCACGATGCGACCACGGACGAGGAGCGCATTAGAGCGTGGTGGGGGCAGAATCCCGCCTATAACGTCGGCATCGCCGCGGGGAAGGAGTCGGGCCTGGTCGTCTTCGATGTCGACCCGCGCAATGGCGGCCTCGATGGCTGGGACGAATGGAAGAAGCTGGCCGGGCCCCACGAAGAGGGCGCCACGCAGCTGACGGCCGGGGGCGGCTATCACTACTTGGCCCTCTACGATCCCACCATCACGTCCTGCAAGCTGGAGCAGGGGGTAGACCTCCTCTCTGACGGCAAATATTTCGTCGCCTATCCCTCGACCATCAATGGCAAGCGCTACGAATGGGAGGCCAGCGACGACCCCCTCGAAGGCGTCGCGCCGTTCCGCATCCCGCAAGCCTGGCTCGACCAATACCTCAACAGGTCTAAAAAGAAGATCAGCACCGACGCCGAGCTCATCAAGGGGAATCGAAACGATGGGCTCACCGCGGTGGCCGGCGCAATGCGTCGCCACGGGCTGGGCGAGCGAGAGATTCTGGCGGCCCTCGAGGTATCAAACGAGACGCGCTGCGATCCGCCCCTGCCGGCCTCCGAGGTGGCGCGTATTGCCCGATCCGTGGCGCGATACGCCCCAGAGTCTGACACAGCTGCAAACACCGCCCTAGGCTCAGAGGCCGCCCAGGCGCTGCTCGGCACCAACGCCCTTGCCCCGCCCGCCAATGACTGGATCGTCAAGGCCGACGACTTCAGTGCCCAGCCGGCCGCCATCAACTGGTGGGTCAAAATGTGGGTGCAGAAGCGGGCGCTGATGATGGTTCACGGGCCCAGCGGAGGAGGCAAGACCTTCGTCACGCTCGACTGGCTCCTGCACATTGCCGCCGGGCGCCCTGAATGGGCCGGGCTCAAGGTCAAAAAGGGCACGGTGCTCTATCTCGCCGGAGAGGGCCATGCTGGGCTCCGGGCCCGGATCGCGGCCTGGAAGCACCACCACCAAATATCCGACGTCGACTTCTACCTCTCCACCGACGCCATTGACCTGAACAAACCGGACGGGCTGCGCCGGGTCATCGAGGCCGTCGAGGCCCTTGGCTTCATCCCCGACATCATCGCCGTGGACACGGTGCACCGGCACATGGAAGGCGATGAGAACAGCGCGGCGGACACCAAGACCTTCATCGACGCCTGCGACGCCCTGATCACCCACTTCAACGCCACCGTGCTGCTGGTCCATCACACCGGCAACAGCGACGAGGCCCAGCACCGAGCTCGGGGCTCCTCCGCCTGGCGCGGTGCCCTCGACATCGAGATCAGCGTGGCTCCACCGAAGGCCAAGGGTGGGGCCATCAAGATCATCCAGCGCAAGAGCAAGGACGCGGAGCTCGCGCCGCACGTTTGCGTGGAGCTCAAGGGCGTCAATATCCCCGGATGGTTTGATGATGAAGGAGAACAAATAAGCAGCGCCGTTCCCTTTATTACCGAGTGCGATGGAGAGGACGAAAAAGACCGGATGCCTAAGGCTCTGGCCAGTGCCATCCAAGACATGAAGGACGCTTGGCGCTCGACCGGACAGGAGCTGTTAAACGGCGATCCATATATAACCAAGAGCGCCTTAAAACAGTTTATTATAAATAAGGGAAAGGGAGAGAGCACTGCGAGCCAAGCCGTCAAGCCATCCGCTAAAGGTAAGCTGGTAAATAAGTTAATTGAGGCCGATATGATTAAAGAGGAAATAAATGGCTTCGTTATTACCCATGGGGAGACGGCATCTGCGCTCCTCCTGAACCGCGGATGAGGGCCTTGGTACCCAAAGTACCTTTTGGTACCTTTTGGTACTTTTGGTACCTGACGAAACGGCGGTACCTGGTACCCATCGGTACCCCCCTCCGTAGGAGGGGTACCAAAGGTACCAACCGACGTGCGCGATTACGGAACCGTGCTATGCTCGAGAGGCAGACCCCCCAGCGTCCCCCTCTCCCCCGCTGGGGATGGTCGCCGAGTGGCCCCGTCGATACCGGGGCACCTGTTTCCGCCCCGGCGGGCACTCCTCGCCCGTTGCTTCGCCCGTCGGGGTTTTTAATTGGAGGCTTATATGCTGGTTTATATATATGAGCGCAAACACTTCGAGATGTGGCCAGCTGGGGTGAGGCCCGAGCGCCCAAGAACATATTCAGCCAGCGCCGTTTTAATCAATAAACCACGCAATAATAATAAGGGGAATAATAATGGAATTAAGCGTTAAACATGATATTGATAAACTCCAAAAGAGCTTAACAGACCTCCAAAAGAAACAGCTGCCCAAGGCCACATGGTGGGCGCTAAATCAAACGGGCGCGAGAGTCGGACGGCAGATGGTCAAGGAAGTGGCCAAGGAGGCCGGGGTGACGCAGAAGGATCTCAAGCGCCGCGGCTTCTACGTCACGGCTCGGGCCAAGCTGAAGGATCTCGTGTTCGAGGTGCGCTCGCGCTATGGCGCCATTCCGCTCAAGGACTTCAAGCCCGTGCAAACCAAGAAGGGCGTGCGGGCCAAGGCTTGGGGTCAGAAGAAAATATACGAGGGCGCATTCATCGTGGAGAGCCTGGGCCGCCATGTGTTCAAGCGGCGCACGGGCAAGCGCCTTCCCATCGACAAGCTACACGGCCCCATCCCCTTCAAGATGTTCGAGGCCATCACGACCCAGCAGCGGGCCGTCGAGCTAATCCAGCGCACGTTCCCCGAGAGGCTCGCCAAGGGCCTTGAGCGCTACACGCGGTCGAGGCGCTAGGGATGCCCGACCGAGGCGCGAACGCGGCGCACAGGGCCGCACAGGCGGGCTCAGGGCCATGCGCAGGGGGTGCCCCCCGTTCAAGGTACTCCCAGCGCCGTGCGTAGCGGGTCACGTAGCGG